TTCAATGATCGCTTTTAATTCTTCTCTTGTATACTTTCTTATCTTGTGTGCTTCTTCGTGTAATTTTATTAGTTCTTCGCCTCCGATTCGTTTTTCTATACCGATTTGATAGTTTAGTAAATCGCCACTTTTATCCTTGTTGCACGGCCTACTGCATTGTGCGTGAACGTTAAACTCCGAAAATCTAACACTACCAAATCCACCAGCAGAAAAATAATGGCCTGCATCTATATTTCCTTTGCGTAATACTTTGCCACAAGATATACACGGATAACCTTTCGCCTCATCTCTTGCTCTTATGTATGCGTTAAAGTACACCTGTGCTTTTTTAGTTAAGCTTTGCACCGTTTCAAGCTCTTCTTTCAATTTCTTTTTTTCTTTCTTCCAGTTCTTTACTTTTGCCGTTTCTACCCATACTTTAATGCAGTCAGTTTTAAAGCAATACTTTTGGTTAAAGTGCTTGGCTTCAAATTTCTCCTTGCAGTTTTTACAACGTGGCATTATATACCCTCTTTTAAGTTTTCTGCTAAAATATTTAACTTATCTAATTCGTGTTTTTGTTCACTTATAACCATTTGTAAACGTAAATTACTTTTACATTCTAAAAGATATTGTTCTTCAAACTGCATAAACACGGACTGAAAATGACTAATATCTTCAAGTGAATCAAGCATACTATTAATTAAGTCTTTGCGTTCTGGATGCTTTGCTTGTAACTCCTCTATGCTACTTGTAAACTTTATTATAGTTGTTTGTAGGTTTATCTTTGCTTTTAATATTTCTAAAGTATCCATTTATTCGTGTTTTTGTTGTGCGTAAATCTTATTATAAACATTTGGTGCAGGATTATCTTGTTCATAATATAGAAACTTTTCTTTATCAAACCACAATATAAGCTGCCCAATGTTACCAACTGAACGTGGCTTAATCTTATTAAAGTTTATTACTGCTTGATTGTAGCTTAAATCTTCTCTATGTACGGTTATCATACACTTGCCAGAATTGAACCATTCTGAGCCACCTTTTAAACTATATGGAGACGGCACTTCACGTTTTCCGTTTACCTTTTCTGTTAGTTTTGGATGAATAATTGTGTGTAAGTGTAAATTATTGTCTTCTGCTATTTGGTTTCTATAAGGCAATACAACTTCTAAATATTGTGCATATCCTCCGTACTCGTTATATGGATGGCTTAAGTCTTTCCAGCTATCAATACTTGCAGTTTCTAATCCGTGTTTTTGTTTAAGTTCTACTGCATAATCATAAAATTCAAATGGTGTTAATTTTGCTTTTACATCATACTTCGTGAGTATTTTAAAATGTTCAAAAATCCAATCTAAACTATTTGTTATTTCTTTGTCTTTAATTACGTTGTTGTCTAATGGATTAAAACTTTTACCTGTAAGCTTGTGAATTAAATCTGCAACTATTTCAACATTACTACCTACATCTGGAAAGTAAACAAGGTGCTTCCAACCATAAAATTTACTTGTATTTAGTAGGCACTCCATTAATACCTGTGTTTTACCACTCATTGGAAAACCTGTCCAATCTGTGCAGTTGCCTAATTGCATAGAGTAAAACTCATCCATTCCTTGCCAACCTAAATACTTGCCTTTTTTGTTGTAATTATCTCTGTGCTTGTATATCTTGTTTAATATATCCTTTGCCTCTGTTACCTTATAACCTTTCATTGCCACGGTGCTTTAAATCCATTACTACTTTCTACTTCTTTTTTGGTTTGTTCTTTCTTTAACCAATTTTTAGCAGTCAAATATAAACTTTTATAATTCGTGTTTTTCTTAAAGTTTTGGATTGCATCGCATACACCATCAATTTGTTGTTTAGTGTAATCTTTTTCTAATTTGTTAAACTCATCTACTGACATAGACAAATGAGCGAAGCTCCTATATATATCTTTCTCTTTATCTATATCTATATCTTTATCAGTTATGTTTGTTATAGGTTTATAACACTTGTTATCTTTGTTATTCTTTGCCCATCTTTTTTGCATTCCTTTTTTTCCTGCTTCACTTCTTTTTTCACAAGTGCTTTGATATTTGCGTAAATCTCTTTTTAAGTTTTGTTTAATCGGCTCAAAACATAAATCTGTTATAATGTCATCGGTTTCTGGATTAAGGTCATTAACGTATTCTAAAACGTGTTTAAACAACTTTCCTGCCTGTTCATCATTCAGCTTCTTTACTGTATGCAACAAATCACAATAAAGTAAAAAGCTTTTCTTATTTTCTGCCATAAATTATTGGTTAAAAAAAAAGTATAACGCTTTCGGTGGGTAGGAACACTTACTAACGCTATACTCTAAATATTTTGATTGTCCTACCAACTCCACAAATATAACTATTTAGGATTATATTCGTGAGTTCTTGTATTAAATTCTTTTAATTCGTTTTGTTGTTTTTCTGTAAGATCAAACAAATAAATTAAATCTTTTAAATACCAACAAACTATATATTTATTTAATTTAAACGGCTCAGGTAGCTTGTTCAAAAGTTGCCTGTATACTTTACCCTCCATTTCGTCAACAAAATAAATATAAAAAGGTATTTTAGTTGTGTTCATTAATCTTTTATAATCTGTGTAATGGCTTAAATCAATGCCTGTTGCTTCATAATGATTTAATCGTGCTTTAGTTTTTACGTCTAAAGCTATCACTTCTTGTTTGTTTTTAGTGCAAAGCATATCGAAATAATGCGCACCTTTAGTTTTAGGTTGATATACTATATATCCTTTATTCTCTAAATAATTAAGTACAATTTTTTCTCCTAAATCGCCTTTTTTTACTTCTTTTTTTTCTTCCCAACTCATATTAAAATTTATTTATGTCATTACCAAATACTTCCCAGCCGTTTCTTTTTTCTCTACTAAAATATTCTAATCTTCTACCAATAGTTATTTCTTCAACCATTGTAAAAAAAGAATCTGGCTTTCTACTATGTTGTCTTCTTGATTCGTTTAAAATATCTCTATACTTTGTGTTTTCCCAATATGGATTACCTTTAATTCCTACTAAACAAAATTCACACTGCATTCTAAACCAAGCACCCATTCCCATTTTTTCTTTATTCCAAACTAAAGTGCCTTTATATTCTAAATTCCATTCTTTTAAAATATCTAAAGCATCTGGCAAAAACTTGTGAGTAGTCCATAAAAAAACAATACTATCATTCATTAAAGGCAATTCAATTTTCTTTATTTCTTTTGTTGACATTTCTGGATATGGATTTGCTACTCTGCGCCCAACAGAATCAAAAGAAGTTTTATTTTTGTTTTCGCCCTCATAATTCCACGGTGGATCTACACTTATAACATCAAACAAACCTTTAAGCTCTGGCAGTTCTCCTGCTTCAATTTCTTCTATTTGTTTATTTATTAATTGTATTCTTTCTTCTTTCTTTTCTTCTTTCTTTATTTCTTTGTAAGCAGCGTTAATACTTACTTCGCTTTTATTTACTTTTTCAATAACTTCAGGTGTTGCTTTTTTAAACACAACATCTGCCATTGCAACCTTACCTGTACTCCATCCTAATTCATTGGCTATTTCTTTTCTTGTATTATGTGTTTCCGTTTTGTCAATAGTTGACAAATCGGGCGTTTTATTACCTTGTTTTAATGTTTGTATTTGCTTCTTTTTACCTTGTGCTTTTAACAATTTACGCTTTTCGTTTCTATTCAAATACCTTTGTGCATCAGTCAAATTCCGTTTTCCAAATTGGTTATCAAGCATCCATATCTTAACCAAGTTATCATTGCTAAAATGTTTGCTTGTAGTTCTATACTCCAAGTCAAAACGTTGTGCAATACTAAACCTGTTGTGTCCGTCAATTATAAAGCCGTTCCAAGTTATTATTGGCTCTCTTATTCCATCTTCTAATATGTTGGCTTCAAGCTGCGCATATTCTTCAGCACTTAACGCTGGTATTAAATTCTTAAATTCTTCTTTTACTTGTATCATATCAATTCTTTATATAATTGTTTTTCTGTTCTTCCTTTTATTATTTCTAAATCTCTAATCGTTGTGGCTTTTAGAATATCCGTTTTTAAATCATAC